GCTATAATATCTGGGCAGAGTAATTGTATCTGGTGTATTAGCTGGTAAAGCAGTAATAGTGACATCAATAGTAGAAGCGGATCGCGATCTTGGTGTATAGTTTAGTTCTTTGGCATGCGAAACGATTGAGTCGCGCAGCTGCGCGGTGTCCAAAAACATTTCGCTACCAATCATGTTTAGATACATCGCATTATGGTAGGTGTTATATGCCAGCAAATCTAGCAGAACTGATAAGTTGGAGCCATCAAAGTCATAATCTCTAAACTCAGTTTGTTGACTTAGATATGTCTTTAGGCTTTGCTTATAAGCAGCAAAATCTAGTTCGGTGTTGGTCAGAAATCCTTGGTTCGCCATTTTATCTTATCCTGTTTAGAAGGAACTCAACAGTTCCTACTTGTTCGTTTCTTACTAGTGAGAAAGCAATGCTTATGAAATAAGTGTTTCTATCATAATCTGGCGTGACATCAATGGTGTCAATGTTAATTCTTGGTTCATATTGATTGAGAGTTTGAATGATTGTTTCGCGCAAAGCAACAGTAGTAAGCGGAGTCATCTGTTCAAACAACAATTCGCTAATACCAGCACCAAGTGCTGGATCTAGCAATCTCTCATATTTATCAGTCATAACTAAGTTCTTTACAGAACGCTTTACAGCATCTATGTCGTTCAATCTCACAACGTCATTTGTAATGACGTTTCTGCTAAACGAAGCACTAAAGTCGCTATAAGTTGGTGGTGCTTTGATTGGATTTTCTTTACGAAATGACATTATTCGCCACCGTTTCCGCCATTACCACCATCGCCGTTTCCGCCGTCATTGCCATCGGCTGAACCATCTGGACCATCGCCCTCAGTTCCTCTTCCAGGAAACGCTCTGGCTAACTTACCATTAATCATGCGAATTGGTTTTTTGGTGACTTTGATTCTCTTCCCTTCAAATCCAGGAACTGTAAATTCAACCATAAAGTCTTTAAGAGTTTTCATGTAAATTCTCCGCTGTTATAGTGTATTTAGTAGTGCTTAAGAACCAAGTTTGTATTCTTTTTTCTTTGGTTCGCCTAATTTTTCAGCAGCAGAAACAGAAGAAGCGCCAGAACCATCAACCCCGAGATTGTGATTATCACCACGAGAATCTTTACCAGTTGCTTTTAGATTTGTAGAACCTTTTACATTTAGTTTGCTATCAATTTCTACAGAAGAACCGTTAATGATTGTCTGGTTTCCTGACTTTACATTCGTAGTCTTACCAGCTGACTGATTGACGCTTTCCGAGCTGTTTAGATTGATATCGCCTTTGGCATCAAGATTAAACTTACCACCGACTTTCCAATTTACATCGCCAACTGTATCAATGTTTGTATTACCATTTGTAGAGATATTAGCGTCGCCAATAACAGTGATATTAATGTTTCCGCCAACGAACAATTCGTTGTTAGCATAGGTAATCAACTGAATACCATTTTGGCCACGGATTACAATAGACTTGTCTTGATGAATGGTGATAAATGCGCCATTCTTATGCTGAATGTTAATTCGTTCTGCGTTTTCTGTATCATCTAATTCTATAAAATGCCCAGTATTAGATTTTACTAAAATGTTTTTACCATATTGCGCAGCAAATAAACTAGGTTTCTCGACGATAGTTGCTCCGCCTGCAGTATCAACTGTAACTGCTGTTTTATCTTTCCAATCAGAAACAGGAGTCTTATCGTCTATCGGTCGTTCTTCTGCTAGAAATGTGTCTGGGAAGTTTACTTGTTCATTACCAAGAAAATCTAATTGTGGTACTGCTCTGGCATATTTTTTGACTAAAGATTCGTCAACTGGGATATCTTCTGGAAGTTTAGCATTTAGTGTAGCGTTTGTTAATTCGATCTTATTTTTGATTATATCGTCGATATCTTGTAAATAAGTTTTTACGTTAGAAACCGTATCTATTGCTCCGCCAAACGAAGCGCCGACACTAGAACTAAGGCTCTCTAATGCACTGTTGATATCAGAAAATTGACTAACCGTACCAATAAATGCAACGTTTTCTGGTTTTATACCTTTTTTGATTAAAGTATCAAGTTCGTTAGTTGCTCTGGCAGATACTGTTTCGACAGTGTCTGATGGGTTTATACTCAAATCGAGCGCGACAGTAGTGTTAGAATCAAACTTTATTAAATCTTCAGCATTTTTAATTATGTTTGCCATTAAGCTACTCCATACCTATCTTTATATTGGCCATACTTGGTTGTTCTGTCAGTAAGACCATTATAACCGCCATTTACTCTAAGTGTAGTTTCTTTTACATTACACAAATCTTTAATACGTTTTCCATTACCTTGTCTAAAGAACCAAATAACTGCTTTCGCTGCAGTTTCTGGTTGCTCCAACAACTCTGGATTGTTTATCAAATCAACACCAATAGCTTTGCTTACTCCAGAATAATTACTTCTACCAGTAATTTGAATATAACCTCTTCCTTTATATTTTGCTCCATCTCCTGGATTTATATTTCCAAGCTCAAGAGCTTTCTTTCTGTTATATCGAATATCATATTTGTTAAAATAGCGTTCGTTTCCAAGTTCTCTCATAAACTGGAAATTTCCTGTTTCGTGCGCGCACTGCGCCATAATCATGGCTTTTTGACAACCAGCGTATCCAGCAGCATCAAGTGCTTTTTCTAATATTGATTGTCGATCTCCGTTCGTTCCAGAAGTTATATCTCCTAGATCTTCTAACGGTTGCGTATCGTTTACTGTGTCTTTTCCTAATCTTCTAATTTTTTCAAATATAGATACGTCAGAAACTCCGCCATTGATAACACCAAGAATAAATGGCTGTTGTAACAGATCGCCGTCCATGAAAAAACCAAGAACCATTTGACCTTGTTTTACGGAAGACGTTCCACCGTTAAGAACTGGAGCCAGAGGCAAATTTTCAGTTGGCAACACTTCGGACGAAGGATGGAAGCCAAATGCTCTTACTTTGATTCTTCCTAATTTAGATGGGTCTGCGAATATATCTTCTGCGATTCCAATGAACCACAAAAACTGACCGAATGGAGTATTATTCAAATCTCTCATTATTTTAACTCTCCGTTAAACAAATGTTTTTTCATATGCATCTTTATACAAGTCGACATAGGTTTGAAATATAGAACCTGCGATATTATGTTTTACAGCGCCAACGATAAAATCACCAGATTGTCTGTTCGAATCTTCGTCTTCGACGTGACCACTTTTCGCAGGAACATTTAGATTTAGAATATCTCCTGGCTTTATAGAGGGATTACCGTACACTTCAATCGTAATTTTTGTTTGTTCGAGCAATGATCTCTGCGCGCGAGCATAGAGATACTTTTCTTCTAGATAATCATCACGTTCCCAAGCATTCTCAGAAACTGCAATGTATGAAGCTGGTGTAAAATCATATTTTAAGTTAAGTGGATTTAATTCTTTGTTTTTAGCGAATATGGGATATGAAGTATCAATCGCGCTGTTATTTCCCAACAAAAATATCTTCTTATTATCATCTTCATACTTAAAAGTTTTAGTTGGTGTTTTTACTTCTCTGTTTATCAAATCAATTAACATTATTTCGCTTCTAAGCACACCAGAAGCAATCAAATCAAAATAGTTTGAGTGTTCGTATTGAGAAAGATATAATACTCGAAAATAATCTTTTTCTACACTGTTTCCAGCCGCAGGATCATTTCGTTCAGGATAGAACGTATATTTCCACGATCTTTGCTTGTTTGCATCGCTGGCAATCGATCTAGCAGTTCTTAACTTAAATCCTTGATAATCTTGATAAAAGAAATACGCGCTGTCATCTGATTGAGAAGATAACGACTGCGACAATAGTCTAGATATGGCGTCGAATGGTTTAATCTGATGAAAGATAAAACCATTTTTAATAGTATTCTTGCTTTCAATCCAGTTATCACCTGTTCCGATTTCTTTATTAGCGTCAACTACAAATCTGGACTTTACGATTTCTTTGATGACGTTGGAAGGAGTATCTTCTGGATAGAATTGTATTAATGGCCATGCGTTTGTTACTGCAGGAAAAGTGTATGCGACAATGTCGTATACTTTTTCTTTTTGGCTAGTAGTTTGAATTGAGTTTTCTATGTTTGTGATGTAAAAATTCAATGTTATTTTATTTTCTGGTAGATCATCATCAAATTTGAATAGTGTTACTTGTACAACACTTCCAAGAGAAAGAAATCCTTCATCAACTAAGTTTACACCATCCACCAATGATAATTCTAAACTAATAGAATATCTGAGCAAAGATTGTTTTAATGATATAGTATTTAAGAGCGTTGAAATACCAACACCAGTTTCTGCTGAAATGTCTTTCTTCAAAACAACAGAATAACTAAACTCATTTACTGTACTGCTATTTTGTACAATAAGTTTAGGCGCAGAGTTCGTATCCATATTATCCTCTTAGACTTCTTTCTAATTCCAAAGAAATTTGTTTGCTAAATGTTTTATCAATAAGTCTAATGTTTCGTTTTTGCTCGTTAAGCTCAAATTCTTTATCGTACGCATATACTGGAACCAACCAACCATCTAAATCGTCGCCGTCAAAAACATAATTAAAAGTGTTGAGTGAATACCTTTCGTCAGATACGCTATCTGTATATTCAACCACTAGGGTTTGTGCTGCTGCGATTGAACCATATTTGGTCACAATAAACTCTTGAAATTCGTCGTCGCTCAAAACCCAATCAAAATAAGGATCGATTATCTGATTAGAAAGCAAAACCAACCAAGAATAGTCAACAGATCCATAATAGTTATATGCTACCATAGATGGTTTCTCACCATCCTTAACTTCATAAGTGTAGAATAGCGTTTGTCCTAACAATATTTCTTTAATGATGTTGGACTTTAGCATTATGTTTCTAAGAACATTGCCGTTGTACTCTATTAGTGGAAAGTTGCTAAAATATTGTTTTGCCATTTAATCGTCTCACACAAAAGGTAATGGTTTAAGTTTTTTACCAGACTTAGTCGTGTAGTTTATCTTTGCCTGCAAAGATTGTACTTCTGTTGCAATCAAATTCATATTAACTTTTGTCTGGGTGATTCTAGCATTTACATTAGCAAGTCTATTAGGATCTGGTTCTCTCGAACGTAAAATAGTATCTTTTTCTTGTTCTAATTTAGTAAGTTCAGCACGTTTTGCTT